ATCCGCCCGCCATCTTATAGGTCGCCACCCGTCCCAGTTCCGCCCCGCCATCTTACGGGTCGTCCCCCGCTTCAGTTGCCGGCCGCCATCTTACGGGTCGTCCCCCGCTTCAGTTGCCGGCCGCCATCTTACGGGTCGTCCCCCGCTCCAGTTCCCGCCCCTCGGCCAATGATCCCAGCCAGCGACCCAGCCAACAGCCCCAGCAGTAAAACAACCGCAACATGAAATCCTGTGAATTCTGCGTAATATTATTATAACACAAAATGTTGCTTAGAATTCACAGACACCCAAAGCGAAAGCCATAGCAAGGGTACCATGGGGCGTAATCACCCAAACTTCAACATGAACCCGCAACATGAAATCCTGTGAATTCTGCGTAATATTATTATAACACAAAATGTTGCTTAGAATTCACAGACATCCAAAGCGAAGCCATAAGGAGGGTGTACCATGGGGCGTAATCATCCAATGATGGCCTTTCTCCACATCCTTTAAGTAGTCCCACGATCTGAAAAAAAAATAAAAATAATAATTTCATATTATTATTTTTATCTTATGGTTCCTGTGTTTGGTTCAATTGCTTTTAAATTTTATACCCTGTCCAAGTCTTTACAATAATCGTATATGGGTTTTTTCTTTCCCTCCTTGTCTTGCATGTCTCCATGTCTGTATTTTGATAAGTCTGTATTTGTCTTGATGCATTCCGCATTGTAGTCGTATATGTTTTTTATCTTTTGTTTGCGTTTTCCTTTGATGGTTTCTTCGGTGCTTGTTTTTCCAACTTTCATATAAAATGCCGTGCCAAACAACAACCCACCAATACCAACAAGGCAATCCCGTACATCCTCGGGGGCGTGGAAGTCATACGCTTTTTTGCTCCTGCTTCCAATTACGTTTTTATAAGTTAGGTACAATGCGTCCGCATTGGCGGGGATGGTGATATTGTCTAGCGTGGCTTCGCATGTGAATGCCTTCTGCATTTCCTTGAATGTATTTATTTTATTTTCGTTGCTTCGTAGTTTCAATATTTTAAAACTGTCTTTGGTGTGTACCCTGTGTTGTAGTTCCTGTGTCTCGACCTGTGCATATTTGCATATATTAAAATGCTGTTGCAGTCTGGAATTTTTGGTAAATAGTTCGGGATATTCTTTTGCAACGTTTGCGGGTAGTTTTAGTAGTTCGTTTATTTGTTCGTATGCCTTACGGCTCATGGTGTCGTCTTCTTTGTTGTCTACCGCTACGATATGTTTTTCGGTGTTGATGGCTGACAATTCCTTGTCGGTTATTGCACGTTTGACTTTTTCGTCGTTGGTGATAATTTTAAATCCTGCCTTCCGTAGCATCATATATAAATGTTGCTTGGGGTTTGATTGAAATGATATTTTATTGTACTTGTAATGGCAATATGTTTTAATAAAAAGTTTATATTCCTCATCTGTTGCGTCGTGGGAAAAATCTATCATGGCTTCGGTATCGCTCGCCATCTGTAATTTTTCCAACTCGGCTTTATCAATGTCATCAAACATGCAACGGTTTTGCAAAAATAAAAGATTGATAGCCGTGGGATTTCTGCACCGTGTCATCTGTTGGTACATCTCGTCGGCGGTGATTGTTGTGGTGTTGTAGATTGCATATATGTCCCTTTTGGTTTGTAGGTCGATGCCTTGAACTATCTTGGGATTAAACCCCGCCTTGTCGTGCGTGTCAATGTGGTCGGGGTTCTTGGTGAATTTGGAAACATAATAGACTTCGGGGTCTTTCAATATTTCATCCGCCTTTGTCAATTGGCGGTACTCGTCCGTAATAATCAAATATTTATCTTTTGTCTTGATTTCGTCGTATAGTGCCTTTTCGTCTGTCCACTCGACAACCTCTTGTCCTTCCCATTTTTTATAATCGTTGGTGACAAAGCACACGCCACCGCCCCGTACCGCCGTAATAAAAGACATTACCATGTCGGATATATTTTTGTCAACGCATATTAGTTTTTTACAACCCTTAATCATACCGCAAAGCCTTTTAAAAATCTTGCATACCGTCTTGTCCAGTGTGGAGGATAGCACCAGATAGCACAATAGTGCGTCAATCTCGTCTAAAAATAAAACGTGGTTTGAGAAATCCTTGAACGGGATTTTCGCAATGCTGTCCAGTTGAATCACAATTGAGTCGGATGCCAAAAATTTATTTTCGTATTCGTAAAACTTACAATCGATTCCAGCCTTACTGATGTTGGTGTATTGGTCTCGTCCTAGTTCGATACGGTTCGTGATTGATATAAATTTATCGTTCGTCTCTTTGAGATAATAAATAAACGAGTATGTTTTGCCCGTTCCCGTGTCACTCTGCATGAGCGTTGTTTCGTATCCGTTGGAGTATACGCTGGGCTGTTTAATGTCTTGGATGTATTCGCTATCGATTACGATATTTGGGGATTCGCAATTTTGGATGATTGGTTTTATTTTCATCACCTTTGCATCGTAGTCTTTATTGAATGTCTCAATAATGGCGGTTTCGATATATTGCGGGTCTACATTGCCCCAGCATTTAATATTGATTTCTTCGTTGTAGTTGTCGGGGTGTTTTTTATTGTACGTGTCCCATATATCATACTTGCCAAACGCACGACAGGCGGTTGTGAATTTTCGCCAACTGTTATAATCCGTCCATGTGGAATTATCCAACTTGTCGCACATGCGTTTGAATGTCTCGTCGTCCGTGTCATAATTAAACATGCTTGGGTTGTCTCTCCTCTTGGTGGTGGTACTTGGTACCAAATTAAATAAATATTGTTTCAATTCTTCGGGCATCTCTTGTGGTTCCATGTCGTTCACTGCCTTGTATTTCACGCCGTTCAATTGGCTCCCCTCTCCAACGACATATCCGCCTTGTGTCTTAACATCAATGTATCCCCCATAACCACGATTGCGAAACCCCTCAATGTGTTTAAAATATAGATGAAACCCGTTGCGGGGTGTCTCTATGCATTTGGTTAATTTTTGAAACTCTGGAAAATTAGCCACAAACTCGCCCGCCTCGTCCTTGTACAAATCCAAATCCACGACCGTGATATTGTTCAGTTTGCCACATGGTACGCCCAATTGTCCCGTTAAATTATACTTGAAAGTTTTATGCTTCCACTCATCCGTGGGGTTTTTGCTGTTCTCGATTAAATGAAAAGTTTTAAACATCTTATTGTTATAATACATATATATATTACTAAATGTTTAAACCCTTTTAATAAAACGCACATCCCTTAAAAGGATTATTTTCTTTATATACCCCGTCGATCTGATAAAAAATGCCACCGACTTTTTTATCGTCAGTGGCATTTTTTATTTTATGTTTTTTATTTTATGTGTCTATTTGTTGTCCATTATGTTGTAACTCGTGTATAAAGTTTGTAAACTGGTACCTCTCTGGTTAGAAAGCCTCTCAATTTTATCATATTGTTGTGTGTCTATTAAATTTTTTAAAAGGATTTTGGCGATGCGTCCTTCGCCGTATTTAAAAAGGCTGTTTTTGGTCGCCAGTACATTCATATAATTGACAGTCGCTTTTTGTCCGTCCCTTGTGCTAAACATATAGTCGTTATTTTTCAATGATAGGCTTTTGATTTCGTCGTAAAGCCGTTGGTCTTTGATTTCGAAATATTTGTCGCCGTAAGTGTCGGCGGTCTTGTAGTCAACGATATACATTTTGATAAGTGGCTTTTTCAATTTTGGATTAAAAACCATGGTGTTTTCGGTCGGGTCTTGCTTGGGAGTCTTGTGAACGATTTTCACATTTATGTCTTTGTTCCTGACTCCGTGTTTTGCATATAGGTAGTTCATGTAATAATCCCGCCCCGTCTTGGTGTCCAATTCTTTCAACAGTTCTTCATAACTGACTAGGGATTCGACATTGTCTTTTGCCTTCTGTTTGCGGTGGATAACGATTTCCTTTTTTAGGTCTGCCCGCATGTCTTCCAACAATGATGTCGGCATTTTAAAATGTCGCCTAAGCCTGATGACAACAAAGATTTTATTACTGCGTGTGTTTGGGTTTTCGATTTGACTGAACCATGATTTCAAATTGTCTTCCGTGTCATCGAGTTTAATCTCCTTTGACAGTTTGTTCAATTTCACGGTGTAGTCTTTCTTGGTGGTGGCACCGATATCGAGTTCATCCAAAAAGGTTTTAACGAGTTCTGCGTTGTTCTCCATTGTTATATATATAATATACTATATATTTATCTTTAAACCCTTTTAACGCATTGCGGTCATAGGCCTAGTCTCTCGCTAATATATTCATTCACTTTGTCGTTATTGACAATTCCCTTATCCCAAACCCATTTTAAGTACGTGTCATCCACGTTTTTCCAAATCTTTCCTTTGTGCATACCGAACAATACCCGCCACTGCCCAACATATCCATATGTCTTTTCATCATTTGTTTCCGTGTTGTCAATCGTCATATATTATACAAATCTATATTAATCTTTAACCCCTTTTACTGCGTTTAAATGCGGTTGGAGTCGTAATTCAATTCAACATCATCGTCGTCATCGTCCCAAAACACGTTCGCCGTCATATCGAAATCATCCAAAAAAGACATGTCCACGTCATCGCTATCTGTTGCACTAAAAGGGGCGTTGCTTTCAAAAGCAGGCGGGATAAAATCAACCATGTCCATGTTCATCAAAAACCGTTGATGCTTCTTTGACGCATAGTGTTGGTTTTTATGGTCGCTGTCTGTTTTCCCACCACATTCGCATGTCCACCGCTTCATGGTCGCATGCCTCTTTATTTTAAACTCTGGGTTTTTCTTATACATTGCTTGATATGCTTTCTGGTATTGTGCTTTATCCATTTTATTATAATATGTATATATATATTCTTAAGCCCTTTTATCTTTGATGTTGAACCGTTTCAAATACGATGTCAGATTCTTTTCAACGTCCCGATGTTTACCCCACGTCACGTAATATGACAGGTAGCCCGCCTTTAGTTTGTCTCCTCGCAAGTCCACGGCATGGCGTTTCAAATAATTAGATCGGACAGACTTATCCGCACCGTCGATATATGTATTTGCACCAAGTAATCCAAAATGGGTTGTCCGCCGTGGGTTGTCGAACACTGCAACAAACCTTTTTTTATCTCGTGTTGATTTACCAAAATAAATTAACGATGTCATTGTCATTGTTTAGATATTTTTATAAACAACTCCACATCACAGCAATCAATAACAATGCAATACAATAAAGCCATGTCATATATATATCATGTTTAGATATTTTATGCGGGTGTTTTGTCATATTCGTCGAGTGGCCCCAGAAACGTTGCAATAAAAAGAAAGTCGGATAAATCAAAGTCGGTAGAGGACATAATACTTGTATAATTTAACGTCGTAAAATAATTCACATAAGTATCAAATCGGATGCTATCGCCTGTATTGAGGTATATTTTATTATGCCAAACAATACACCCTACCCGCCCGTATTGGTGACGAATATAAGAACTTTGGTCACCCCCGTCGATGGCTGTAGTGTTGTTTAATACCGCCCTGACGATAGGGTTTACCCGATTGTTATTGCCCGCTTGGGCGGAGGTATATTTACAAGTCATCTTAATATCCCATAGTCCCGGAAGCCCTCCTAGTGTGAAATTTGTTGCGGTGTTGGTTGCGTCAATGTAGGGGTTCCATGAAATAATTTCAGAGTTTTGACCATAAGATGTTGTTTTTACACCTGACCGCAAAATTGACAGCGTCACGCCGTTCCCATATTTACCACTATTTAAACCCGTACCTGCCGTGTCTATCGTCCTAATTAAGTCAGTGGTGCCTATTTTAATTGTATAATTTAGGGGTTGTGCAAACGCCCCCGCCCCATAATGTATCGGTTTTTGTACTGTTATTTTAGAGGCGGTATTTGTAGAATCTAAATTGGTAAAGTTTATGTTACCGCATGTAAAAGTCCCGCTAACTGTCATGTTGTTTGCAACACCCAAATCACCGCCTATAGTGGCATCACCGGCTGTGTTGACAAATGCCGCCGATAAAGCCCCCGCCAAAGTGATGTTGGCCGTTGACAAAACACCACCACTTGCGTTAAAGGTTAGCCCAGATTTTGATATTTGGTTGGTTGCTGAATCCAAAAGCAATATATCCGTATTTGAGGTAGATGGGACGGTTGGTACGGAATTTAACGTTAATGCACCAACTGTCATGTTGTTTGTAACATCTATGTTTGGAACTGATAGCAATGTCGTGGACGGATTAAATGTAAACTGATTATGCTGTTTTATCGTCTTATCCGTTGCGTCTACATCACTGACCACAACCCTCATATCTCGGTTTTCGGATGCCAATGCGGGCTTATATTCAATAGTACAATCGCCATCACATCTAAACGGGGTATAACAAGTAGATAGGCTATTTGTTATTAACAGACTGGGCGAAGAACCGATTCTAAAAAGATGCCCATTTGCTTGGTCGTATCTTAAATAAACTTGGGTGTCGGTGTGGGTTGCGTGTTGGATAGTAGCATTACCCACTGCCGAATTTAGAATTATAAAAAGCGGGCTGCGGGAATGTATAGACCCTTGTAAACGGTTGGCGAACAACACATCGCCGCTTGGATTGTAGTAGCATCCATTACCAGATATCCTTCCTGTTAACCCGCCTCCCTCTAGGTACAGTAGCATACAGTTGGTATTTTGTGGCGTTACTATGGCATTGACTGCTTTAATGGTGGTATCGCCCGTTATCTCCATGTCAGTTGAAACCGTAAAATCTGTATTAGTTAGCGTTGTTCTGATGTTGCCGTCTACTCTGTTGCGGATAGACCCAGTTGATACCGTGTTAAAGTCCACATCAACTGCGGATAGTTGAATTTGAAATGAACCGACGATACCGCTGGTTCTTGCAATCTCGTTAACTAATTGGACAACTGGGTCTAATGAGGATGACCGCCGAAATATTACTCTCCCTATATCCTGTGAGTAAATTATACCTTTATCACCCGCCGCCGTGGCGGATGCCTCTATGAACCTTAAATTCTTAGAACTGGTGATGGTGCATTCGTCTCCAAACGTCGCAGTCCCATTGCATATAAAATTTCCCGTCATGGTGGCATCCGTTATGGATATATTTGGGGCATTTAGCGTGTTGGTTGTAGTGTCATAATATAATTTTTGAAAATCATCTGCGATATCCCTACTCCCGCTACTTGCATTTATGTGATATAATACAAGCGGATATTGCTCCCCTGATAGCACGGGACTCAGGTTGTTCACATACAGGCGACCTTCCAAAAATGTGTCTCGACCCACTGCCAAATCATGTACAATATCCACATAAATAGTCTTCAATTTATTGCTCGACGGATTAAACGTAAAAGCATTGGAAACACTATCGACGGCTAGGTCATCCGTATTGTCATCAAAAAACACGACTTTATGATCCACATCATCCGAACGAGTCACGGGGGTGATTTGTAAATCTGGTATAGTTGCGGAGATATTTGGGACATGGAGCGTGTCCGTGGAAGTGTCATAATAAAAATTCGTAAAATCATATGTAACAGACCGATTGCCATCCCCGCTTGTAATGTCCCACAATAAAACCGCATAGGATGTATTGGCCACGACGGGGTCAAGGGCATCCACGTGCAAACTACTACCCAGAAATGTCCCCGACTCGACGGTCAGACTGCTTTCTAAAGTTGCGTCGCCTGCTATTTCAACATCTGTGGCGATTCTTGTTTCGCCTACTGCTATTCGCATCCATTCCGTGACACCGCTTAAAAAATAAAACCCTTCTATCTCTGTCGTGTCCCGTATTTGGAAAACAAAACCATCTTCTATAAAAAACTTAACTTGAGATTCTGCATCTGCTACAATTTCTGTTGTTATTGTCAATACATCACATATGACTTCACCAGCAACTTTACATTCCTGTAACGTTAAACGGTTGGTGCTTGGGTTATATTGTATATTACTTGGTTGGGAGTCGGTGGCCAGATTATCCGTGTTGTCATCATAAAACACGAGTGGGTACTGCACATTATCCGAACGCGTCACGGGGACGATATTGAAGTCTGTGACGCTTATTTTAGGAGTGTATAAGGTGTCCGTTGTAGTGTCATAATAAAGTTTTGTGTTATCCTGTGATATATCTTTCGTTGTTGAATTCCATAAAACTAAGGGATGTACGCTATTGCTTGCTACGGACGCAAGTGATTGGACGCGAAGGGAATCGATGGAACCCAGCAAAGTAAGGATGCCAGTCAAAGTTATGTCCCCGACTGTCATCGTAGCCGTTATGATGTCTGGACTTTTCAAAGTGCCTGAAGTAGTGTTAAAAACCAGACTGGAGAATTTATAAACCAAGTTATTATAAGGGTCTTTGAATAAAATCTCATATTCGGGAAGTAATGTCACGGGTGCGTCTACAATACCCGTTAGGCGAACCACACCACTCACAATAAGATTGTTTATAGCAACGTTATTTATCGAATAGTTGGTCGCAATTATGTCCGTAAAAGTGCCAGTAGTAGCCGTCACAGAATTAGCATCAATGTCGAGTAAATCAATCTTGATAGACGAGCCAGAAGCGAACCCACGTAAATTTTTACTCATTATAATATACTTATATAATATATATTAAAATGGTATCAACCGAGAAAGCAAGGGTTTATAAAATGGTACTAGATATGGGCAACACAATGAATATACCACCGTCCATATACGAATCGTACCACGGTAGTACTTTGGAATATTGGAGCCGTCAATGGTTTTTAATCCGTCGACAAAATGTACATAAGTGTGTCCTACGCCAACTTATATTTAAGAAGCATAATTTATGCTATTATATGATTATGCACATATCAAAATTTGGAATCAATCAAATTTAACCGTCAACCGTTTTTTTAATTCATCCGCAAGTTCCTCCGCAAGTTCCTCCGCCCTTTCATAGTGGTTTTTGCCATTCTTGTCTTTTACGAGGCTTGTGCCGTCACACTGTGCCAGAATTTCCAAAATGTCATCACCGAACCCCCCGAACCGTTCCCTATACCAATTGATATCACGGGATGTATAGTCGAGGGCATCCCAATTTGTATTATCCCTAGAATCGTCACTAGTCCCAAACATTGCCAAATCATCAACTGACAACGGTGTCCATATTTCGACGCTGTCATCCTCGTTGTCTTCGATAAGTTGATTTTCCATATATATATATCTATAGATTTTTATTTAAGTTTTGTTTTGATTATTTTTCAAGCGGTTGAAAAATAATATAAAAATAATATTACCATATATTATAATGACAGATACCGAAGAACCCCCACAAACACACGAAGAAAATGAAGACACCAACGAACCAGAACCCGAACCCGAATCAATCCAAAAACCCGCAAAGAAAAAAGGCCGTCCTCCATTGACTGACAAACAACGGGAAGCACTTGCCCGAGGGCGTGAAAAGAGCAGGAAAAATATGGCTTTGGCCATGGCTAAATCCAAACTTGAAAGGCTTGAAGGAGAGGCTAAAGAAGCCAAACAGACCAAGAAGAAGCCTAAAAAAAAGGTAGTCGTTGTTGAATCCGACAGCAGTGACAGCAGTGAGGACGAACCCGAAGTCGTGTACGTAAGCAAGAAAAAGAAGAAGAAGGCAAAACCAAAACGGAAACCCAAAAAGGTATATGTTAGCAGTAGTAGCGAGAGCGAGAGCGACAGCGACAGCGACGAACCACCGCCACGAACACCCACGCCACAACCACAACCACGACAACAACCATATCTCCCTACTCTCATATTTAGATGATGAATAAAATATTATGATATATATATAAGATGTATAAGACAATACCAAACAAAAACATATCATACGGAGCCGTGCCGATGGACACAGACCACACCTTATGCAAAAATATCGTCCCCCCATTGGATATAATAGTCAATGGAAGCCTTATTTTAATCATTGGTAGTAGTGGCAGTGGAAAAACTTCGTTGATGACCAACCTTATATCCAAGACAGGAAGCACCAATGGATATAAGCAATCGTTTCGCAAATGTTTCCACAAAATTATTTTAACATCGCCCAGTCTTGCAACCTTAAAGCAAGATGTGTTTAAAATACCGAAATCGCAAAAATATGACGACTTTCATGAGTGCATGGAAGATTTGGACGAGCATTTGGACGCATCCATGGCAGAAGGTGAGCAAGACGGCGAAACCAAATTTAACCTTTTGATATTGGATGATGTAGCCGCCGCCCTACGCCAAAACAGGCATAACGAGACCCTACTTACAAAGACTTTACAGAACAGACGGCATAAAAATTTAACATGTATCATATTAGTCCAATCATACCGCCAACTACCAACACAGATAAGAAACAACGCCAATGTCATTTTTTTGTTTAGACCGAAAACCATGCAAGAACAGGAAGCCATATGCGGGGAACTGTTACCGATACACAAGCGGGATTCTTTGGACTTGTTCAACTTTATTTTTAATGGAAGGTACAACCATCTTATGATAGATCAGACCTTAAAAAAATCGTCGTGCTATCGCTTTTTCAAAAACTTTGAAGAGATTATTTTAGATTAAAATATATAATGATTATATATAATGTCAAAATCCGAACAAGACAAAAAGCCCATCGCCAAAATGACGAAGAAAAAGAAGACCAAAAAAGACAAGAAGAAACAGAAGAAGAAGGATAAATCTAAAATTTCAAACAGTCTAAATTCTAAAATTTCAAACGTTATTAATATTAACATTGGTAAGTCTGGAGGAGGTACGAAGGCAAAAAAATCAAATACCGCCAGAGGGTTTACAGCCCCGACGAGTAGTCTGCGAGGTCAAAGAGGCAGGGGCAATTTAACTTATAAATCCATGCAGGGCGAAATGAACGCCAACGTTATGCAAAACGTTTTTGGTATTCGTTCGACGGCGATGCAACAGGGTCAGGACTTGCGAGACCTTACGGGTAATTTTAATAACCTACGACAAAGGGTGGAGGGATTAGGCACGCAGACTTTAAACAGTCAAAACCAACAACTAACACGAGATGAGACACAACGCCGATTTGTGGAAGAACAACTCAGGGAAAACGCACAACGACAACAAGAAGACTTAGCCAATATACACCAACTTTTTACACAAGAAGTGCAACAAACACGACAGGCACTAACAGAAGGACAGCAAGGACTTCGGGAAGCCTTGGCTCAAGATGCTTTAGACACACGATGGGCAATGACTCAAGGATATAATACCATAGCCGATGATATTTTGGGATTACAAGGAGGACTCGCAGAAGCACAACGACAACAAGAAGAACAACAACAGCAACAACAACAACAACAGCAACAACAGCAACAGCAACAACAACAGCAACAACAACAAAGAGATATAGACATCGCAGAACGACAAAACCAAAGCATCGTACAAGCCGAGGAAACACGAAACGCTTTAGGACTGGTTGCCCAATCTTTGCGGGAAAACGAGGAAAGACAATTGGAACGCATGGCAGAGATGGAGAGGTCAGTGCAAGAGGGACAACGACGTGTGGCGGACGTTGGGGCATCAGTAAACATGGGAATAACACAAAATGACGAAACCCAAAGAGCGTTAGCCATGGCGTTGAAAGGCATTGGGACAATAAGCAAAGAACAAGACGACCAAATGAAACAAGTAGAGGAGACACAACAATCAATGCTAATGTTAAATAAATCCATCACGGGAGTCACGGCGGAACAATATCAACAGGGCGAGAACATACTCGCACTCCAAGGACAGATGAATCAACAGGGCGACCGTTTGAGACTGATGACGGAACGACCCGAAGTCCCGCTCCAGTCTCTTGTGGGTTCCTCCTCCGAGCCAGTGAAGGACAAAGGCGGGGACTCGTCGGTTGACCCTGATGCGGAAAGAGTAGAAAGAGAGACTCAACCAGCGGGAACCTCGATGTCGGTGGGTGGGGAAAAGCCGCCAACCGTCACGGGTGCTTTTGTCACGTCCAAGTCCGGGGACGTGAGACATACCCCAGGAGGCAAACAGGTGAGGGGGACAGGCAAAAAAACTCACGGATTACCCGACACTATACAGGCAGAGGTGGAGGCGTTTATAGCCAAAAGTTACGTCGCGGGTTCGGCGAAAGATTCTAAAATATGGGAGCCTGTGTATAAAAAAAATAAGGAATGGGTCGACGAAATAAAAATAATGGCACAAAAGACAGGCATGACGGCGGAATCTATTACAAAAAAAATAACAACCCACGGGTCCGGTAAATCAAAAATTAAGTTTTTTACACCTGCCAAAAAATTATATAAGACAAAAACAAAAACAAAAACCGTAAAAAAACAAAGATAAAAATAAAAAGTAATTCTAATATATAATGTATAAATTGTCCATTGTAGACACCGAGGGCGAGATAATATTTAACCGCATCTTCTGTTATCAAAAAGATATAATAGAATTCACGAAAGGCAAGATAACTTATAACGATTTCAAACCACGAACGAATGGGAAGAAATATAGGACTTACAAGGATTTTTTTATCATCCATAAGATATAATGGAATTTAGTGAGATATCACAATACTCCATACAGGGGGCAGGCAGTGCTTTTTTAATGGTCTTGGCGTACAAGGTATACCGCATGCGGATAGCATCAACGTCGTCATGTTGTGACGAGCATATCCAATTGAGGACGGTAAGCCGTGGCGATTCTAGCCATGATTTGGAAATCCCCCAAACGCAGACCATCGAACGACGGGCGGAAGATATAGTATAAAAATCTTTAGTAATTATACAATATCATGAATCCAATGGACGAACGTGAACCGCTGTTGCAACCCTTGAAAGAAGATAAATACGTTTTCACGGCAGGACTACAAGAATATGACGACATCTACCAACTTTATAAAAAACAACAGTCGTGCTTTTGGACACCTCCCGAGGTTGATTTTGGTGATGATGCCAAAGCATTTGAGGCGATGAGCGAAGGGGAACAGCGGTTTATATCGTACGTGGTGGCGTTCTTTGCGGGCAGTGATTTAATCGTGAATGAAAATATAAGCACCCGTTTTTGTGAAGACATTGAAGTCCCGATAATCCTTACATGTTACCATTGGCAAATGGCGATGGAAGACATTCATAGCGAGACTTATTCAATTTTGCTACAAACCATAATCCCGAAAAAAGAAGAACAACGCAGACTTATGCACGCCATAAGCGAGATTGACACGATAAAGCAAAAAGCCGATTTTTGTTTTAAATATATGCACTGCGATTGTCAGTTTAAATATAGACTTATTGCTTTTGCCATATGCGAAGGTGTTTTCTTTTCGTCATCTTTTGCTGCGATCTTCTGGCTTAAATCAAAAGGCGGGCGTATGTCAGGCTTAATTACATCTAATGAATTTATTTCACGAGACGAGGGAATGCATTGCGAGATGGCGGTATTGTTGTACAAGAAATTAAAACACCCTTTGTCACAAAAAGAAATCCATGCCATGTACCGACGAGGGTGCCAGATAGAAAAGGCGTTTATCTGCGATGCCGTGCCAGTTTCATTGATGGGGATGAACAGTGCGTCCATGTGCGAGTATATAGAATTTGTGTGCGACTTTTGGTTGGTTCAACTTGGGTATGACAAATTGTACGGCACACCCAATCCTTACCCTTTCATGGAGTCTATAAGCCTAGAATCAAAAACCAACTTTTTTGAAAAGCGTGTCACCTCCTACAGTCTTGCAGAAAAAGACCACACGTTCAACTGTGACGATGACGACTTTTAATAAAAATATATCCTAAATATAATGTTTACAATTAAATGTAAATTTAAATTGAAAATCAAAAGTAAAACATCTAAAATAAAAAAATTGTGGAAGTATATATATACCAATGCAACAACCAGTCAACGGAGAGAACCAACAAAACAAACTAGTCGCCGTCGCAGTCGCTCCTCGCCCTATTGACCCACGTGCGTCATACGATGGACAGCAGTTTTTAGCCGACCGAAAAATAGACCTTGAATATGTAAAACGACATGTCACCGACCCCGTAGTGTTACGCACTGGCGACGGACTTGTGACACAAACAAGACCCATTATAACGAATAGTAACCCATTTTTTCAACCCACAATGCCGTATAGTTTGACCCATCCAAACTTCCATAATCACGCCGAACCTTTTTAAATAAATATATAGACTAATAATAAAATGCCGACTCATAGTTTGAACGACACCCACCTTGGCAGTATAAACATTTATTTAGACTCAGTCAAAGCCAATGTTAAACACAACGGGACTGAGAATAGCAACTGCAGTTTTTTCCTCGAGAATGTCATACAAGCCCCGCCAGATACTCATATCTTGGTAGGGCTAACGGCATGTCAAATACCCGTGTCATTCTATAACGTTACCAGCAGTAACAACAACTTAAAAATCAGTGGAAGCATAAATGGCACAACCACAATACTTTTACCGCCTAAAAATTATAATACGGAAACGCTGGTAAAGGCTGTCAATACCGCCTTATTATTGGACGGCAACGATATTCAAATGTCATTTGATACCAGTGCGTATAAGTTTGTGTTTAGTAGTTTGACGCAAACTTTACAAATACAAGAAACAAAACTAAACAAAGAATTGGGACTTCCCCAAACGTCAATACCCACCCCCGCAGGATTTTCATTTACATGTCCTAAAATGTGCAATTTATCTGGCACACAATCCATATATGTAATGCTTAATAATTTATCTATAGAGTCCCTCGACAGTCGTGCGGGTGGTGACCTTAACGGCGTTCTAAGTAAGGTGGACGTGTGCTGTAGTTTTGGGGAATATATAGAATTCCAACAAACTGAAAATCAATTTTTCATGATACAAGATCGCCATATATCCCACTTTAATGTATCGCTAACAGACGACGACATAAACCCGCTTGACATGAACGGCATCGACTGGTCGATATCAATCACATGTCATTTTAGTAAAAAGCGTTTACCGACAATAGTTTTGGATAATTTACTTGACGAAGAACACACTACAGATAAGCCAGAAGAACCCGAAAATGTAAAAGCAAAAAAGAAAAAATAAATTTATATAGTTATTTATATATAATGGGAGTTTTTAAAACATTTGGAAAAAAAGCATCATCCGCTTATCACTTTGGTAAAAAAGCGGGACATTCTGTTTACATGGGAGCCAAACGGGCATCCCATCACGCCGCAAAACTGGGAAGACCCATTTCTGATTTGGCGACGGTTGGTGCTACAGTGGCTTCCTCCGTAGGACTTCCAGAACTCGCCGTCCCTCTAATTGGTGTTGCAAAAGGTGCGTCCCGCATTTCACATTATGGCGACACTGTTCACAGGGGAATCACTGATATCGAGGATGGCGTGAAAGGACTGCAACGTGCAGGTAAAAAGCATTCTAAACAAACACCTTTTGAACAACCAGCCCAACCCGCATCACAATCCACCAACATTGTACGATTCGAATCATCCCCAGCACCAGCACACACAACCAGTCATGGTCACAGGCGTTAAACATTTAAAATTTTTTATATAGTAATACATATATACAATGCACAGCAAACTCGACATCAAAGATTACGTCACCCTTTTTTTAGAAGAAGCCGATGTAAATGCATTGGACGGGAAATATACGTGGAATATTCCGAGCGGTTATTATACAAATCAACGGTCGCAGATATGCACCGTTGCAATCGTCGCAGGTAGCATAACGCCCGTATCTATTGCGGCGGGATTATTGGTAGATTATGGCAATGGGGGTTTAAATACTTATAATAAAAACCAACGTTATATCATAGGTCATGGTCAGTTGACAAGCGATGTCAATAATGCCTTTTACATATACGGCGGTATCGATTTGCTAACCACTGCCAGACCAGATAAAATATCGTTGAATTTTCTACGGGAGACCGACCAACTTGAAGGTATTATTTTGGCTGGAGGTATTACACTTGAATTTTCCTATTATAACGAAGCAGAAACCACCGCCAACTATCATAATCAGTTTACGGCCACCTTAAAATAAAATTAATATAGAAATATATATAATGAATGTTCCGACAAATACAACCTTATATAACAAAGTAAAGGAGGATGCGAAGAAACGTTTTAAACGTTACCCGTCCCTTTATGCCTCGTCGTGGATTGTTAAAGAGTACAAGGAAAGAGGCGGGAAATATTACGGGTCTAAATCAAAGACGGGTGGGACTACCCAATGGTATTTAGAACAATGGATAATGGTTTTGCCTTTTGTGAAAAGTGGCAAGGTCGTCACGTGTGGGTCACAAACCAGCGACACCAAGGCGTGCCGTCCTTTGAAACGCATCAATAAATCAACCCCGACGACGATAGGTGAATTGATGAAAAAACATAACAAGTCCGATATATTGGCAATGGCGAGAAAAAAAAATAAGAATATGTCTAAGCGTGTGAATTGGGATAAATTGGAATTTTACTAATTATATATAAAAAATCTTATAGAGTTATATATAACAATGAGTGAAATTGCAAGCGAGCGACTAAACTATTTGAGCAAAAAGCAACGGGCGGTTTCCTCCCGACAACAGAGGCAAATCATCCCATGTAGCAATGGCGTGACTTTTTCATGTGGACAAACCGCAAGAATCGACATAGGCGGAAACCAAATGGCTTCCTACCTAGACTTCCAAAATTCATATCTGAAACTGACTATAAACAATGGCGATAGTTCGGCAATCCTTCTGGAAAGTGCTTATGCTCTCTTGGATAAATTAGAGATTATGGCTGATGGGGCCACAATCAGTAGTATTTCGAACTACGGAGCGGTCGTTCATTCGTATCTTGACTCCGAAGTTGGGAGCAATTGGAAGGACAATTTTGGACGTGGGCTTGCTGGTACCTCTTTCAATTATGACGAGATGGTAAAAATTACGGCGGGCGGAAAGGCCACCTATTGTCTACCGTTAGTTCTGTGTCCGTTGTTTTGCAATAAATACATCCCTTGTATGGGGCGGTCGACTCTGTCTATTCGTATTACTTTTGCAAGTGCCGCAAAAGGGACTGTTGGGGGTGCGACCGATAGCGAAATTGTTATGAACCCAGTTGAATTCATTGGGTCGTTCGTTAAACTGAGTGCAGAGGCTAACGCCCTTGTGATTGCCAATACTGGGGGAAGATTTGAAATAATCACATCAGACATCCGATGTTCCGAACATAACGTCGCCTCAGGCGACAATGTTCTGGCGAAAAACTTAGGATTCTCGTTCAGTTCTCTCGACAGGGTGTGTTTTGGATTTTACCCCACATTGACTACCGCCGCCACTGTTTCCGTGGGAAACCGTGCGTCTGGTGATGTCGCAGAATTTGCAATCTCTATAAATGGTTCCGAGCATCCTGCGAAAAGGATTCAAGTTGGGGCGGATATGTCCGAAACCTTTGCCGAGATTGGTGTCGCCAGTCGTTCCCTCGCTGATTTTAATCATCAGTCTAGTCTCAATCCTTACTTTATCGATACTACGAGTTCAGTCAACACATATACCGCCCGATTTTTGATGGCTAACCCATCTGGAGGGCCAGAGACCACCGATGGTGAAGACTATGACGCTAATACAGGCAAGGCAATGTATATGCTAGATACTGAAAGCATGCGACCGCATTCTGACCCTGAAAGTCTCTATAGTGGCGTTTCTACCTTAGGCAGTGTCGTGCAGTTGGTTGGGACTCTGAATTCCGCCACCGTTGCGTCTACCTTGCTCGTACATGCTCAATATACCCTGGCTATGACACTCGATTTGAACGGGTCACAGACGTGGGTCGTGTCCATCTAAATTTTTTTTACGCCTCATTTACGCCTCATTAAAATAAATAAACAGAATATTGAAAAATACCGCTTGCTATAAACAGACCCTATGAACGGGAGACAAGCATGTATTTTTTTAAAATTTAAAAGCAATTGAACCAAACACAGGAACCATAAGATAAAAATAATAATATGAAATTATTATTTTTATTTTTTTTTCAGATCGTGGGACTACTTAAAGGATGTGGAGAAAGGCCATCATTGGATGATTACGCCCCATGGTACACCCTCCTTATGGCTTCGCTTTGGATGTCTGTGAATTCTAAGCAACATTTTGTGTTATAATAATATTACGCAGAATTCACAGGATTTCATGTTGCGGGTTCATGTTGAAGTTTGGGTGATTACGCCCCATGGTACCCTTGCTATGGCTTTCGCTTTGGGTGTCTGTGAATTCTAAGCAACATTTTGTGTTATAATAATATTACGCAGAATTCACAGGATTTCATGTTGCGGTTGTTTTACTGCTGGGGCTGTTGGCTGGGTCGCTGGCTGGGATCATTGGCCGAGGGGCGGGAACTGGAGCGGGGGACGACCCGTAAGATGGCGGCCGGCAACTGAAGCGGGGGACGACCCGTAAGATGGCGGCCGGCAACTGAAGCGGGGGACGACCCGTAAGATGGCGGGGCGGAACTGGGACGGGTGGCGACCTATAAGATGGCGGGCGGAT